TGGCGAGTGTGTACGCAGAGATAGTGAGCTGGTATTATTTTCAAGGTGATAAGGTTGCTAAGCGACAGTATTGCCATTGGGGAGCTTATTTGAATTTTTATAGAGAATTATATACCAGCAAAGCTCAAATAGCGATAGCACCTCTAACCTCCCATACTAATAATGCTATACCGACTAACGTGAGGCCCGACGAGGCTATACGCCCTTTGGTATCTCTTATTAGCAAATATTATGTGAAGAAACTGTGTGGCGTATATCCTGCTGGATATAAACCAGATAGTTTAGTAGATTTGATATTAAAGCGCATGGATTGGGAAAAAGTTATATATGAAAAATACCATGATTTAATGCAAGTCGTGTACACTACTAATAATTGCGATCCAGCGAAAATGGTTAAGTTATATAAAGAATTTGATGTAGATAATAGTTCGCGTGGAGAAGCTTTTCAGCATATTCGCAAATTAGTGCCAGGATCCCTTTCTATGTTAGAAGAACAGTTAGATTGTGATAATAGAATAGGATCCATAGACTTTAATTATAGCCCAAAAAAATTGTTTACATTTGTAAAGTATGGCACGTCTGGTGGTATAATAAGTGGTCCGTCGATCACTCATGTAGATGAAGGTATTACATATCGAATGCGAAATAGTGGTGAAAAAGCCTTTATGATAGAAGCTTGCGTTCGAGAATTTCATCGAATTATGATGAAGATTTGTAAAGGTGAAAAAGTTCGTTTTCAGCCGTGTTGTGTAATAAAAATGAAAGGTGAATTTAAACTAGCTTTATGGAAAAAGATGGAAGATATAATGAAGATGCAATGGAAGTCAAGATTTTTTTTTATTCCAGATCCTATGCAGATTTTTTTGTCCTCTTTAATGGGTGAAGCTAGAATGAATTTTGAGCGTGGAAAAGTTATTAAGATAGGTTTTTCTCCTTATTATGGTGGAATGTATGAGTTAGCCGTACAGATGAACTATGATAATGAGGATATTTTCTGGGTAGATGGAGATATAGAAGGATTAGATAAGCAAATAAAGGATTATATTCTTTATTTATATATAGCTGCTATGTCTAGATATTATAATTGGTCGGGTATGAATCACAGTCAAACTAAAGTTATTACTAAGTTATTGAAGATGTTAATGTATCATATAAGTAATAAAGTTGTTTTGCATGTGGGTACGTTTTGGAGATTTATGAGAGGTATAATGTACTCGGGTGGGAAGGAAACTTCTCATGGTGATTCTTGGGTTATGGCTTTTTGTTTTTTTTTATATATAAATCATGTTATGACTATAGTGCCGCATTTAGCAGATGTGATAGCAGAGTGTGTTCGTAAAGGATTCATTGCTATTATAGTTTATGGAGATGATCATATCTGGTGTTGTCCTAAAAAATTACGATTAGTTATAAATGCTACAGGTTTCGCAGATTTTCTGCGATTATTTGTTCATATGGTGTTGCGAGATTATAGGGAGTATGATAGTTTTTTGTCGATCCCTAATCTGGAAACCGGAGAATTAGATGAGAAGAAAAAAGGTCCTCGTTTTCTTAAGCGATATTTTATTTTGAGTAATGATCCGAATATGGCTCCTGTGGTAGGTTATAAGCCTTTGTATGAACCTATGATTAAATTATTTTTAGATAGAGATGGTTTTAAAGAAAATTATCTATTAAAGTGTGTCTCGGCTGCTTGGGACACGATGGGTACTAATCCTGTGCATTATGAGTTGATTACTATGGCATACCACATGTTATATGCTATGTCTCCTCGCACTCCTATGGAAATGATAGAAGAATGTGTAAGAAATAGAGAAGGTGCTCTTATGATTAATAAATTGATCAGAAGATGTGGTATGACAATAGCTCAAATGTTTGATCATTACCCAACTTTGTCAGAGCTTAGACGTCGTAATAAGTATATTCCTGAAGAATGTGCGTTTGGCAATCGGGCAGATTGGGAATTTGATGTTGTACGTAACAGTGAATTTCTTCAACGATGGGCAGACATGCCTTGGTAGGGGTTTACCAGTATTCTCATTCCCCTAAAAAAACGAGAATTTAAAAATTAAAAAATAATATTAAAAAAAAAAAAAAAAACAAAACAAAACAGAAGAGAACAAGAATAAACCA